TCGGGCGACACGTAATGCATTTAGCATATCGTCGCAACCATCACCGTACGTGAACATCCGAACATCAAATTGGCTGACTGCACTCAGTGAATCTCCTGAACCTGCTCAGGGAGCCTACCTATGCGTAGAACACCCCTGGATGCCGGGCGCCTCAAACACCGCGTTGTTATCGAGGCACCAACACGGACCCAGAACCCGACAACGGGCGAGGTAATGACAACCTGGGCCGCTATAGCCAGCGTTTTTGCCAGTATCGAACCGCTATCGGCTAAGGATTTCATTGCCGCCCAAACGCTGAAAAGCAAAATTAACACGCGAATCGTGATTCGCTACCGCTCAGGGTTGAACACCGCCATGCGGCTGGTTGGCCCTGACGGCACGATCTACACGCCTGCCGGCTTCCTGCCCGATGCAGATACCGGGCGGGAGTATTTGACGGTGCCATGCGCCAGCAACTAAACGGACACACACATGACCAAGATATTGCAGGGCGCTGGCACGGCTGACCAATGTTGACCGTTGACAAAGCCGGGCTTGAGGCCCTGAACCAGCGCCTGCAGGGACTGAGTAAGAAGGCAGGAAAAACAGCCGTCAGGCAATCGGCACGCAAGGCGATGGCCCCCGTCCGTGCACAAGTTCAGGCCAACGCCCCAGAGGATTTGACGGAGCCGGATGCCGTCCGCATCAAGGCCTCCACGGCCCTGGTCACCAACTGGAAAGGCCACACCCTCTATGCCCGCGTTGGCATCAAGGGCGGTGCGAAGAAGAACCCCAGCACACCCTTCTACTTCCGCATGCATGAGTTCGGCACAAAGTCACTACCCGCACGCCCTTTTATGGGTCCCGCCCTAGAGGGCAACGCACAGGACGTGCTGGACACCGTCGCTGATGAGCTTGCAAAGAGGATTTTCAGATGAACCTGTTTTCGCTCGTAAGCGCGGACGCAACCTGCGCGGGGCTCTTGGGGGAGGGCTTCACGAGGTTCTTTGAGTTCGGCACCGCGCCGACTCTCGAATCCGTGCCGTATGCCACTTGGCAAGAGATTCAAGGAACGCCCTTCAACGTCCTTGAAGGCGCCCCGAGCACTGACATGGTCAAGGTCCAGATCGACGTGTGGGCGTCGGCTGCATCGGAAGCCCGCGCGGTCAGTCGGGCTATCAGGCGCGCTATCGACACGTCAGCCACCATCACCTTTTATTCGAACACCTGGGACGAGGAATCACGCCTCTACCGGACGATCATGCACTGCATTTATGCTAAGGAAATATGAAATGAACCTAGAACAACTTCGCACCGCTGGCGGTTTCGTTGCCCTTGACCCGGTCAAGGTCCCTGTTGCGTGGAAAGAACACAACTTTGACGTGTTCGTTCGCCAACTGTCTTTTGGCGACGTTGAACGGCTGACCGCTGCCGAAAACTCGACCGTAGCCCTAATCGCAGCATCCGTCTTGCTGGGGGACGAAAGAACGCCCCTGGCCGCAGCCGACGCTGAACGCCTTGATGTCTCGTTGGCAACCAAGTTGCTTGAAGCAATCAACCTGGTGAATGCGGGGGCTGACCCAAAAAACTGACGCCCGCTGATGAGGTATGGCTCGAAATTGCCATGACCTTGGGCGGGACCGTTCAGGAACTGAAACAGCGCATGACTTACCGGGAAGCGCTGCAATGGTTTGCTTACCGGGCGAAGCATGGCGGGGTTGGGGCGTCGCGCATGACTTACCTGTTGGGCTGTCTTGCGACCATGACCAACAATGCCGCAGGCGGCAAGGCAGAACTACACGACTTCCTGCCCGGCTTGCCCGGGCGGGAGGTTAATGCTGACCAATTTATGGACTACATCAGCGCGCATTGGGCGGGGAATGGGTAGAGGGGAAAAACTATGAGCACTCGAAGTCTTGGCACGCTGTCGCTCGATCTGATCGTACAAACGGGGGGCTTTGAATCGGGCCTGGACAAAGCCACACGTGTGGCGGACGCCCAAACCCGGAAAATTGAAAGGCTTGCTCAAGAGCGGGCCAAGGGCATTGAACTAGCCTTCACAAATATTGTGAAGGGCGTTGCGGGAGGGCTTGCTACAGTGCTTGGCGCAGGCACCTTTGCGGGCATGATCAAGTCGTCTATCGACGCCGCCGACGCGCTCGCAAAGCTCTCGTCACGAACCGGCGAGTCAGTCGACAGCCTGTCGAAGCTCCAATATGCTGGCAGCCTAGCCGATGCCAGCACAGAGGATTTGCAGCAAAGCCTGGGCCGCCTGAACAAGGTGATGGGTGAATCTGCTGATGGGTCCAGAGAGGCGACGGCCGCGCTCGCAAGGTTCGGGGTCAAGTCAGGCGATACGCTCGGCGAGGCGTTCAGCAAGATTGCCGAACGCGTCAAGAACACGACCGACCAAACACGAATAGCCAGCGCGCTGAACGACGTTCTTGGCCGTTCGTTTGACAAGCTGCTGCCGCTCCTGAAAGGTGGCGCGGCCGGCCTCAAGGATGCTGGCGACGAGGCTGAGCGCCTTGGCGTCGTGATGGATACCAAGACGTCGCAGGCCGCCGAACGCTTCAACGACAACATGACGCGCGTGCAGACGGGCATTGCAGGCGCGTCACGTGCGCTTATCAATCCGCTAATTCCGTCGCTTGACGAGGCAGCCGGCAGGATGCAGAAGGCGGCTGAAAAAGGCCGTGGCCTGGAAGCCGTTTTTATCGCTCTCGGCGCACTGGCCAAAATTCCGTTTGATATTGCGCTTGGGTCGGTTGATCTATCTTACCAAGGGCAAGTCAAAGAACTCGAGGCAACGGTGAAAGGGCTAGAACAGAAGGCCAAGCGCGCTGAAGGCGCTGATGGTGGCCTGCTGAATCAGTGGGTCTACGGCAAAAAGGGTGAGTTCGACAAACAGATAACGATCACCCGCAACCAGCTTGAAGCGCTCAAGAAATACGGCAACACGCTCAAGGCCACGCCTGGCGGCGAAGGCCAGACACAAGGCCCCGGCATCCTGCCTGCCGAGCCGCCAAAGACGAAGACAGGCGGCAACCGCACCGCCAAAGCCATTGACGATGGACAGCGCCTTGTCGATCAACTCCGTGACCAAATCCGCGCCACCATGGAGTTAACCGAGGTCGAAAAGCTCGAACTCGCCATTGCCGACGGCAAATACAAGACCGCCAGCGCCGGCAACCTCGAATTCGCCCGCGGCTATGCCGAGACGCTGGACGCGATCCAGGCCAGCAAGGTCGCCGCCGAGGAAGAAAGCGCAGTGCAGCGCCAGCGTCTGGCGGTCTTCGCCGAGGGGCAGCGCGTTTTCGAGTCGGTACGCACGCCGGTCGAAGCGCTGGATGCCGAGATCACTCACCTGGTCGAACTGCTCGATGCCGGGGCGATCAGCATGGTCACCTTCGGCCGTGCCGCGTCCAGAGCTGGCGAAGGTTTCGTCCAGATGGCCAACAAGGCGAAGGAAACTGGCGACGTGATGGACGAGTTCGCCAAGTCCGCCGCACAGAACATTCAAAGCGCCTTCGCTGATTTCCTCTTCGACCCGTTCAAGGACGGCATGAATGGCATGCTCAAGAGCTTTGGCAACACCATTAAGCGGATGATCGCTGAGTCGGTATCGGCAGACCTTACCAAACGTCTGTTTGGCGACTTGAGCAAAGGTGGCCTGGGTACTGGCTGGCTAAGCGGGCTAGGCAAGCTGTTCGCCAACGCCGACGGCGGGGTCTATCGGTCGCTCAGCCTGTCACAGTACTCAGGGCAGATAGTCACCAGTCCTCGCCTGTTCGCCTTCGCCAATGGCGCCGGCCTGATGGGGGAGGCTGGCCCTGAGGCTGTCATGCCCTTGTCCCGCGACAGCGCCGGGCGGTTGGGTGTGAAGGCGTCTAGTGAAGGGCGATCAATCAACATCACTGTCCACGTCAACGGGAACAGTAACGCGCCTGACGTGCGCCGCGCCGCTGGCCAGGGGGCACGCGAAGCGCTCAACGCTTTCAACGGCGCTCGGCGCTACAGCTAAGAGATTGTGATTATTGTGCCATGCAGGCTTCAAGGATGTTCCTGTAGGCCAGGCCCTCCGAGTAGGCCCCGCCGATCGTGCTCGTCGCTCCGTAGAAGTTCTTGCCTGCCGTGGCCTTTGTGGCCTCATATTTGCATTGGCGTAACTTCGGCGAGTCAGGGTATTGTGGTTGCGAGACACACCCGGCCAGCGTAAGGAAAAGAATCAGGCTTGTTGTTGTTTTCATTGTGACTACCCCCTAGTGAAAGAGGGGTCACTTTACATCAGTCTACAGGCATACGGGGTGGGGGCACGCGCGGGGCTGGTGCAAGTAGCGGGGCAAGCTGTCTGCCTTGCAATCCTGCTTACCCGGTGCTTACCCGGCCCTAGATTGCCAATTGCTATAGTGCGCTAAGTGCTTGATTTAGTGGGGCGATGTACGGGACTCGAACCCGTGACCACTGGAATCACAATCCAGGGCTCTACCAACTGAGCTAACACCGCCACTGATCTGGCGCGCCCGGCGAGACTCGAAC